AGTCCGTAATCAAGCGCTACTGAACTACCAATAATACAAGATTCACTTTTACCTGTACATCCTCCACCATCATCGGCAACTACATAATAAACACCATCACCTAATGAATCAAAAACGTATGTGTTACTTACGCTTGATATCGATTGGAATGGCGCGTCATTTTTATATAAATTAAACAATACTGTACCAAACGAATTAAGTGTAGATGCGGATAATGAACCATTTGGTAATCCACAGGTTGTATCGGATATCGTACTTAAACTGACGCAAGAACTTGCCGATGAGACATAAATATTGAGAGTAGAAATGTTATTTTGAGTGGTGGCAGTTGGGTTACCACAACTATCGTTTATTCTTAATATATAAAGCCCTGCGGTTAAGTTTGGAACTTCAATAGTACCACTAGTAACTGTGTCAGTATACTGACCTGAAATAGGACTATTAATTGGTTCAATCCAAGTGATTGTTATTGGTTCGGCGGTAGCACTTAAATACAGTGTAAACCCACCTGAATTATTATTTTGACAGTCACCCGTTACACTAAAACTACTTAAACTAGCAGGACAAGACATTTATTTTATGAACAAGATATTGTAAAGTTTATTCCAACATTAATTTTAAATTCTGAATTTAAATTATTACCATCACAAGTGATTGTATAGACGGTTACTTGATTGTTTGATATAATATAATCTAAACCATAATTAATTAAAGTATCCAATTGAGTTTGTAAAGCGGTCAACCATTGTGTTTGACTAGGGTAGCTGTACCCTTCAGGTAATCCAATACCTACACCATCAAAGAATTTTTGATTGATTATTTGTGTTCCACCTAAACTTATGTTAACATACCAATCACTATTAATAGAACTAAAATCGCAGTTAGACCCAATTGTATAACCATTAACGACACTATTTAGAACACTTCCAAAATTTGACCCTATTGAAGGATTAGAAGTCCAAGGGTATATATCACATACCGTAGATGCTTCAGGACAATCGTAAGTTAATATTGGTCCGATAAGTGTACAAGGATTACAAGGTACCGGTACAATTTGACAACCTCTTTGTCTTCTCCAAACGAATTTTTGTCTATGAAATGCTGAATTTTCGTATTTAACGCCAGTGTTCCATATCGTAGTTGCAGGCATCATTTGTTCTACTAATCTTATCCAATAACTTCCGAGTCCTTGGACGTAATCTATCATCTTTTGATATGTGAAAAGACTGTCGGGTATTTCTGCTAAATCAATTGATTTTAAATATTTCCAATAGACTGATTCTAAGGTTGGGTAACCTCCGGTTTTTCCATTTGTAATGAATTGTCTGTCTCGAACATTTATCATATTTTGCCAAAAAGTTTGTGCAAATTCAAAAAATGTTTTCTGTGTTGGGTTTGGGTCAATTAATGTTCTATCTAAAATCACAGGGTTAAGATACGTAGGACAATAACAATTTCCGCTTATTGTATACCCCGTTGAGGGGATTGGGTAATCGTAATTTGATGATAAATACCAAGTATCGTATGTTAAAGCTTGACCCGGATTAAGATATACCTCGGTATTTTTAACATTCAAAATTAAGTTTTCATCGTCAACAAAATAAAATGAATTATTACCGTCTGTATTTCTTCTTAAACCTGTTTCTGAAATAGACCAACTTTTTTTGTTATCTCTAATTTTAGCGAACGTAAAACCTAAATCAGAATAAGGAAAATCTCTAAATCTATCCAAATATCTCTGTCCATATGAAAAATCTCTTAACACTGTTTGTATGTTAGGGTTTTGACCTGTAAAACTACTACCGGTAGCGTCAAACATCTCGTCAGACCTATGTTGTGTTGTAGACTCAAACCATCCCTCACCGAGTTGAAAATAGAAATCGTCAGTATCTTCAGGCGCTCTTGGGTATCCGTAATCATCTACAGGGTATGCATCCCTTATTATATTAGAGTCTTGGATATTAGAAGTTGTTGTAAAACCTGTAAATTCTCTACCTTGTATTCTGAATAAAATTTCAGGGTCTAAAGCTGGTAATTCTTGGTTATACGTACCTCCTGAAATGTTTGCAAACTCTTGATTAAACTGAGCCATGTTTATTTTTTGGTCAGCAACATAAATTGTTTCATTGAATTCAATTAATGCGTCAGGGGCTCCAATTAATTTTAATAATCCTTCTATTGATTTTCTAGTTCCTTTAGATTTAAACAAATAGGCGGAATTTAGTATTAGATTTCTATAAAATTGATAATTCAATTCATCAGGCGTGTAACTTCTACTCAAACCCAAAAATTGTGAGGGTTGGGATGTACCGAAAACTGAATCTAAGAAATTAGTATTTGTAATCGGAGATATGTTGTCCGACCAACCTAGTGTTTGGGCTAAATTTTTTAATAACTGAGATGGTATGTCATTTCCAACATTATAGTTTACTGAATTCATATATGCTAACGCATCTATGAATTTTTTTACTTGGTCAAAACTTCTACCATATATTTGTAATACTTTAGTTATCTTTTGGTCATCAGTATCAAAGTCTTTAAACGCACCTGTTGTTAAAAATCTAACAATAAGGTTTGTTCTAAATTGGTCAAAGTCTTCGGTTAAATTAGAAAGTTTGTTTACATATGTATTAAAACTTGGGGTTCGTATATCAATATTCCACAAACCATCTTTAGGCCATGTTGCAGAATCTGATGTCAAATAAAAAGAACCATCGTTTCGTTCTCGTATTATACTGAAATTTGCAGTATAGATAGGCGTTACTAATCTATTTAATAAAAATCTCTCAACTTCATCGAAATCTTGTGAAAAAACCCTTTCTGTATTATCATCATTTGGTTTTATATATAAATTATCGTAAGAAATTGAACCTCCGCTGAATGGGTCACCAACTACATTTATAATCAAACTACCAGTTGTTAAACTAGTTGTAGGGACTATTTTAAGAACTTTATAGGACGAATCATTTATGTATAACGCATAGTTAATTGCATTATCAGTCATATTCCTCAAAGGTGATAATTCTGTTTCACTAACCGCTACATTTCTAGCAGCATTTGTCGTGAAGTCAACTGATAGTGGGTTTGAGATTTTACTAACATCTAACGTAAAAGTTGTAAAGTTATTAACAGGGTCAAACGTGATATTAGTAGCGGTAGAACCTGTTGTAAAATTTTTTCTTTGTACTGTCGATTCTAATGCCGCAGGAAAAAAATTAATTATCTTTGTTAGTGAAACAGAAACTCTTTTTGATAAAGAACCATATTGACTAAAATTAGTTACCTGACTTAAATCAAAATTTGGAAAGACTTGGAAGTTTTTTTCTACAATCGCCTTTGACTCCTCAATACTAACCACACCTAATGAGTCTAATGTTATTGGGTCAGAAAATGTACCAATTATAAACTCTCTATTACTTTTTTCTGTAACACTAGTTGTGAACTCAAAATTACCCTGTGTCAAACCACCACCACCGACAAGTTGGAATCCAACTAAATTATCGGAAAATGTATTGTCTGCGGTTGCTTTTTGTGGAGGACAAAGATACTTTTTAGCCATTACTGAGTGATGTTATTAAAGTTTTTACTGTAGTCAATATTATTATTTCTATCTTGTCTAACCTCGTAAAGAAGATTGTTAAATTCATCTCTAACTTCGTAAAGGTTGTATTGTTTGTAGATGTTATTACCAGAGTCGTAAATGGTATAGATACCGTCATCAAGAGATTTGGTCTGATTACCATAAAGAGCAATTGCAAGTGTTGAGATATCATGCTCAACAATTTCAACTTCTACAGTAACAGGATTGAAATACGTGTTTGTTATAACAACGGTTTGATTAGGTTGACCGATGAAAGGTGTTGCGTTTGGCTTGTTAGATGGTGATGAAGATGGTGAAACGGTACAATATAATAAATTGGTTGCCCCATCAACATATCGATATCTGATTGCTTTTTGTGAACTATTTGTTAGATTTTCTACAACAGGTTCACAAAAGAAAGAAGAAGTAATTATTCTAAAAAAATTAGGAATTTTGGCTCCTGAAGCGTCTAAATATTCAATTCTAAACCCTACCAACCCCTGCGCAACAAATTTATTCGTAAATTGAGAAGGGACCTGACTTAAATCGAAAATCAATCCTTTAACATTTGGTAAAGCAGATAAAACACCGCAATCCATAATCGGTACTCTAATTTGAGCGGGTCTTATATATAATGTGTATATACCAAGAGCGTTGAATTGTTCTGCAGGTAGTTTAAGATTATATAATCCACCTAATATTTCTATATTCGCGTTACCACCTGTATCTCCATTATTAAAATATGGTTTTAACACGTCTTGAGCATTAAGGGTTGTTAGTATAAAATTATCTGTATCGTCTCTACTTTCCGTGTAATTCAATATTATCTCGACATCCGCCGGTGATACATCTGCAGGTCTTATGGTTCCGTACGTTCCTGTTGCCATCTTCTAATTTTAATTATAAATACTTATTAATCGTTTTTATTGACGTTGAAAAATTTATACCCGTAAATAGTTAATCCTCCAATTGTTGATACTTCCCCTAATCTTCTAACCCTTTCAAATACAGAAATTTTACCTCTTTCAATGTATACATTAGAGAATATTAATGGTTGGTCTACAACATTAATTAATGTTTCATCCTTTGTTAATCCTGACGATACTAACCAATTTGATGTAAGTCCTGAAGACTTAGCGACGTATATAGTCGTACCATCATTATAATCGTAATAATCAATACCATTAATAGTGTAAGAAACACCTAAACCATCATTTGTAGGTCCGTTATAAACACCAACAGTATTACTTGTTCCTGTTACTTGTTGATTTTGTTTAAATGACATACCTTTTATGTTAGTGTTTCCATTATATTGGGCCAAATCATTTAAAGATGATTTGGTAAATCCGGTAACAATTATTGGTATTGTTGTATAATTAGAAGATATGTGGTCTTGTAAATCAGTATTTGAGTCTCCACTGAAAATATAATCGTAAGAAATCGGTACCCCTGACCATTCACCACCTTGTGGTATGAAATATGCGGTTCCTTTTGGATTAGTTATTTCAACTTCAGTGAAAGGGATATTGATTTTCTTTTCTATTATTGTCAATCCAAACATAGTAATCCCTGACATTTTTATTGTATACGTCGCCGGTGCCGTAGGATAAACGTGTGGTGTTGAATTGGGTGCAAAATTTGTAATTGTCTGTATCTGTGACCCATCACCCCAATCTATCTTAAAAGCACTATTTTTTAAAAATTTTTGATATGTTATGTCAGATGTGTTATAAACATAATAAGTTGAGGAATTGGCACCTGTTACTGCTGAGAATAAAAAATTTGTAATTACGTCTTTTTGGGTTATCGCACCGTCAAAAACCGAATAATATCCTAAATCCACAGTATTTTGAGTGAACAATATTGGTATTGTTAGACCAGTCATCAACGATGTACCACCTGACCCTGAAGTTACAACTAAAGACATTGGTAAAATTGCCCTTGTTGTTCCTGTAGTTGCGGTAAATGTTTGAGTGTAAGATGTAAAATCACAACACTCTTGGTCTATAGAAAAAGTGTATCCTGTGGAAGCGGTATAAATGAATGTTCTTATATCACTTTTTATCACTTCAGGAGATATTTTTATGTAATATTTTTGCTCTTCCATTAAATCGGATTATTGTATTGAAACCAATTTATGGGTGAACTTGAGGACCCGACTCTAACATCAGCACCTGTCGTATAATTAAATATCTCATAGGTGAAGTCTGTATAGTTAAGTTTTACTTTATAATAAAAATATTTTGAGGAGTCGAACTTAAACCTATTTGACGATAGTATAGGATTACCTTGGCTAGTGTTTGTCATACTTATAAACTGACCTGTTTTACCGTTAAAGAATTTTGCTGACATATAAAACGTATCTATATTCAAAAAATCCCGAGACTTTAACCAATAAAAAAAATAACCTTCTTTTTGGTTTATAAAATCTAAAGTATAACTTGGATAACTTACTTTAACAGGAGGTAGGTATTCGGAAATTAATTGGTTTAAATCAGAACTTTGATTTGCAGGTAAAATTACTGAAAAATAGTTTTTCTGTGTTTGCCCTTCATTTGTATCATAAAAATCTAACTTGAAAAATGAGTTCTTAAAAGAGTTTACAGTGTAGTATATTTCATTATTTGTGAATTGTTGTGGAGCATAACTCATACCCCATTTTGATTGGCTAGCGGTGTCCGATAAATTTGTGAAACCAGAATAAAAATTAAAATTATAAATTACTTGAGTTTCGTATCCGTTTGAATAAACTTTGTTTTGGAACCTCGCAAGTTCAAAATCTTTTGGTTTACCTATTATTTTTTCTATAGTTTCTTCTTGCCATTTATCTATAGAATCTTCTTGTCCTTGAAAATCCCATTTCAACTCAATAGGTATATCGAGTTGTTTGTTGGTAAGACTTCTAACTACTTTTATTTTATTCACACTCATCGATAGTAGGTTGACTTACTGTGTTTAATGTTGAAGATACCGAAGTAGAACCTTCAGGTATTAATCTAAATATACTGTTTCTATATGGGTAATGTGTCCCATTTAGAAATGGAAAATCAACTCCGACACCATCATTGTCAATAAACCCATATTGGTAAATATCTCGCCAAATAAATGATTCGGCCGAAGTGTTATATACAGCATAGTTAGGTATGTTACTTGTATTTTCTGCGGCTCCTTCTTCTACATAAGATGAGAAAGCCCTTATTTGTATTGGGTGATGTGTTTTATAATAGAACCCTAACGGGTTTTCAGCAATTGATTCTCCAGTTATGTTAATGTCAAAAACATTATCATTATATGTTATTTTATGATAAATGTCAGATATTGCTCTTTCTGTATATTCAAGGTCATTCCATTCACAAAAATCACCATCTATTGTATCTCCTAATTTTAGAGATTTATTGTAGTAAAATGTTTTTCCTTGTTTTATATAAGAATTAACTTGGGTATTTGTAAATGACGTTGGATTTATATTTTGAGCGTTTGTAGTCCACCAATTATTTGGTTGACCATTAACACTCGGTAGGTTAAAATCAAACCCTTGTCTTAACGCAATGTTTTTAGTTGCAGGAGGTATTGGGTATGAAGGTTTATTTGTCCAACCTAAATAACCAACCCATTGATATGTAAAGAATAATTCTGACAAAGGTCTTTGTTGATTATCTATCAAATTTTCAGTAGATATGTCTTTTGAAAAAGACAAATTATAAGATTGACTTCCTTCCTTTATTGAAACTCTAGAAACAAAGTTTGGTGTTAATCCTGATGGCTCGTATTGTTTTATTACTTTAAATGGGTTGAGTTCAAATCCGGCGTTAACGATTACCGCATCGGTATTGTTTGTTAAAATTTTGTGTTTTCTAATATAGTATTCTGACCTACTACTCGTTGGGTTATCAGAATCCAATACTCTTTTTGCGGTTCCCTGAACTCCGGTATCGAAAGTTGTTCCACTAAACCCTATATTTGCAATACTAAAAATATAATATTCCGAATTAACGGTACCATCTCCGATACTTGAAACTTCGAATAAATTAGAACCGTCATATGATATTGATAATTCTACAAATTCTCCAACACTTAATCCGTGATTACACACACTTCTAAACGTTACATAAGGCTGACCATTCGTGGATGATTGGTCTACAATAAACGGTATACCGTCGTTAGCCATCCAATATAATGTTTGTTGTGTTTTTGGTTCGATAGCAAATAAACTCTTGTTCACATTCTGATAAGCATAACTTACAAAGAAATTCCAATTATATGTCGTTGCACTTGTCGCTACAAAATTTATATGACCATTTGTATTAGGTTGTGTGTATCCATCTGTATCATTATCGGTTCTAACTAAATCAAATTCATTATATAATGGATAACCTGACCAATATACAGATTGAGCGTTACCATTACAAGCCTGTCTTGACGCATCTAATGAATTAACATAATACAGGTTTTCTTTAAATGGAGTGTAATTAGTTTCTCCAACATAGGTATTCTTAAACAGAAATGTTATTTTTGTCGATGGTCTGAAAGTTGTTGATTTTTCTCTTTCTGAATCAAATACATCAAGTAAGTTTATATTTTGGTTTCTGTCAAATTCAATATTCAATTTAGAATTTTGCTTCAACGGTACATTTAACTGATAACTTAATTCAGGTGCGGATTTGTACCTTAATGAACCTAAAACTATTTTAACATCATTTTCTTGTCCCATCTTTAATCAACGATTCCGTCAGTATCTATCCATTTAGTATTAAATCTATCAAAAGCGCTTGACCCTTTAACAACACCAAAATAAAAGTAGAATGGTGCCCCCATCAAATACTTATCTGCTAATCCCGGTTCAGGTTTAAAATCATAACCTTTTGTTGCAGGATTTATAACATTTGGATTATAGTTTGCAATCCATCCTTTATGATAATTTATTACGTTAGTATTTGTTGGTTGAAATGTTTTAGATGATGACAAAAATCTATCTACTTTTTGATATTGGTATTTAAAAGCATCTCCATTTGAAAACCAATTGTTTTGTTGGGTACCAAAAATATTTGGATTAATACTATTTGCTTGTATGTTCCATAAATAAAAAGGTACCTCTTGTGTTGTAATAGGAATGTAAGATAAACTACACGCTTCGTTAACACCAATTTCACCGAATGGGTTGTAAATGGTTCTATTTGGTGATATATAATCTCTCACCTGACTATCTCCTGTAAAGAAAATACCAAATGTAATATTTTTAACATTATCAACTCCAAATGGGAAATATAGTGGAGAATTAAATCCCAACCCAATATCTGGTTCAGGATAATTAGCAGGTTCGAAAGCCGCTATACCAAACTGAGAATTAGTTGCAACCATCTGAGCATAATCACTATCAACAAATAACGCCTTTCTCGAGAAGAAATTTAAAATATTCGCACCTCCTGATGCAATAATAGCACCAAATTTAGCACTTGCGAATCTCGATAAAATAAATAAATTTAAAATATCAGATGTGTCAGAAAATGTAGTTGGTTGTAATCTATTAACAATATATCCATCCCAATTTCCACTTTGTGATAAATATTTTTGTAATTCATCCCTTGGTCCTAAATCCATTATTGTTGTTGGAAACATATATTCTCTACTGTTTCCGATAGTACTTCCGTTAAAACTGTATCCTTTTCTACCTATGAAATCGTTTCCGTCCCAAGGAGAACTTCTATAGTAGAAATTAAATGTCTCAGGTTCTAAATACACCGTGTCTCTACAATACTTGTTATAAGGTTGATTTGGTGGATTACCGGTTGGCCCTGTAAAAATTCTTTGTGATTTGAATGGGAACATATATAATCCACCGTTCACCCAATTATTCATAAATATGTGAGAAAAAACTTCTCTGCATGCTCCGAAGTTTATATTAATTCTTGAACGCCATTCTGTGATTAGTCTTAAATCTTTTGCTAAATTACTACCTAAATATGTAGGGTGAACTAACGAATAACAAGAACCTTCGATAAAAAATTTTTCACTACTTCCTGCATACTGTTGACATTGAGTTGCGGGTCTTATCGTGATTGTATCTGGAGCGACCGTATTATAACATTCAATTGGTACTAAACTTTGACAAGTAAAACTAGCCAATAACGAATCAACTTGTCCAAAACTTTCAGGGTCAGTACTACCAGGGACCGGCGTATCAGTACCCGTCACGTTAAATCCAGGGGTGACCAAACTTGCAGAACCTGCGGTAGTAACTCCTTCGTCAGATACTTCAGTTAGATAAAATAAACCATTAGCCATAAGCGTATGAGACACTATTACTTCAGGAGGTTCTTGACTATTTGTATATGATTGATATGTATCAGAAGATGGAACCCTATCACTTCTCATAACAATTCGTTCACTATCACTCATTAAAAAACAATCGTTATCATTTACAGGCTCAATATATACTTTGGAGTAATAATATGACGTAAGTCTTGTGACATAGTTACAAGTACCAGGGCATTGCCAATCGCCTCCTCCCTTTAACATCACACTACCTCCCTCGATACTCTCTCCAACTACATATTTACCATTATCAAATCCTTTACCGTTTTGGAAGTCTGTGAAATTTTCGGGATATGAAAAATCATTTTCTCTTGTATAAAAGTTTTTAATATCAACCCTTAGACCTCCACCATTAGCGGGGTTGCCAACACTCAGATATTCATTAACATTTGTAACGTAACAAGGATTTATTCTTATTTTTGGTTCTGCCAATTTGGTTTTTTGATATGGTTGTAATGTATCATCTATATCTGTCTCGGACAATGATGAATACTTATAAACAGTTCTTGTTCTAAAAGAAGTCCAATCAGTTTGAGAAGGTTTAAAGTGAAATGATTTAAAGAAAATTCTACCTCTAGAATAAGAATCCACACCTCCATTTTGATTACCTGATATTGAATCATGTTTAACACATTTATGTGCATTTTGTCTGGCAAATAGTGTGCCGGATGGTGAGGGAGATAGTGACCCAAAATCTCCCCCATCGTTTGGTTGTAACGGTATATTTAATTTATATTCACCTTCAAACGTTACAGCCCAATGATTTTTTCTATTAAACAGTTTTCCCAATCCATATTTAACTTTTACTCTACTTGAGTGTGGGTCAACACCTCTAACTATAATATTGAAGTATGTTTCATTTTTCTCATTAAATGATGTCCAAGGGTTAGCACCATTTGAATCTGGGTCCCTTGCTCCAAAACCAGGTCCCGTCCAAGTGCCACCACCACATTCCGTTACCAATCTCTGTGTGTAAATATACCCGATGTTTTCATTACCTTGGAAAATTCTTTGGAAGAATGAACCCCAATAACTTTCATCCAAGTCTTCTACTACGTAGTTATTATCTAATATTGTCTTATATTCAGAATAAGTTAACGACTTAATAACTTGAAAATATTCTTGATTTGTTGGGTATCTTAAGTAGTAATCCGCTTCACCATCTGTTTGAGATATGTTATATTGGGTAACTAATCTCTGACCATTGTATGGATTAGTATGACTTACATTTACTGCCGTAACACCTGTGTTTAACGCCGTACCCGTGATTGAATATGTACCATATATGTTTCTAGTATTACCACTCATATTAGGGTCTTTGTAGTCATATGGATTGTTGAAAGTTAGTATGGTTCCGTCTTCGTATCTGTTTTCGGTAGCAATTATCATTACATTATCATAATGGAAACCTAAGTTTGTATTACTGGCTAAATTTAAAGACCCTCCTATTTGTGTCTCTACTAAGGTAGTATTAGTATTATTAATATCTGAATTGAAGATAGCCTTAATTTGGGTGTGCCCGCCGCCAACTGTATGGGTAGCGATTTGAGTATTAACATTTAATGGTGAATTTCCCGATGCATTTAACGTTTGTTTAAAACTACCATTACCAAAGAATTTACCTTTAAAGTTAAATCCTGTGAGTCTTTCATGTAGTGGGATAGAGTTTGAATAATAAGTAATGTATGCAACGTTTGATGCGTTACCATCTAAATTGAAACTGAATGTTTCTAAACTTGAGGTTCTGAAACTCCACCCTATTATACTATTTGTTGTTTGATATCCCGCTAAAGTATTCTGTATGGTTGGTTCCAAATTATTTAAATCATCATCGGATTCATAATCATAAGCACCGTTATTTATAAAATTCGCCAATGTAGACCTATTGGTGAATGGGGGTACACTAGTTAATGAACCAACAGGAAAGGTAATTAGTGGTGGGGTGTTTGTGGTTGACGAACAACTACATAATTCACAATCAGGATAGGTAAATAAAGGTATATTTAAATTACTGAATTTTGCTTCTATAGTTGACAGAATCGACCAGTTTTTAAATGGCGATATACCTACGTATTGCCCTAAAACAGTGAATCCTATACTCAAGTCCCTTATTTTTGTTACCAAAAAACAAATAATATGAAATACTACTGTAACAAATTGTAATATTACCGATATAAAAGTTGCAACAATCGTAAATAAAATGAATATTAAGTCAAACCTAAATTGAGTTTCATTAGTTGGAAATTTGTTTGTAGTACTCTCACAAGTATCGTCAGTAATATTTTTGATTGCTAAATATCTATTATTGAAACTACCTTGTCTATATCCAGTTATTAATTGAGACACAGTGTAGACTTTATTATATGTCATCTCGTAAAACATATCTTTTCCGTCTATCGCGTCTTGAATTACATCACCATCGATACCATAGTCATCCCAATTTAAACTAAACGCATAGCTTCTTTGGGCAGCGATATAACTCGGAGAAGAGGAACTTAGTTCAACTAAAGGGTCGTCTTCAATAGAATTCCATCCGTGTTCTTTAATATTTGGAACTAAAAAATTAGCTCTCTTTACAGGTTCACTTAAGCTTGGTGGTTGGACCCAACTGACTTTAAATCTGTATCTCGCCCTTGTAGGTACTCCTTTTTTTTCATCTGTGGAGAACACTTGTTCACCAAATTCGTTTGTTACTACATAATCCAAATTCATCGGTACATCAAGTAACCAAGCACCATTTTCATCTATAACAATTCCGTTATTTTCAAATTCATATTCTTCCAATAATGGTCTTCCGAAAATATCTTGTCTAATTGTCTGTCTAATTGCTAATATTTGTCCTGGCCCCGCAAATAAAGAGCATTGATATCCCGCTTTTAATTTTGGTTTACAATTTCTTTTCTGTGCCAACTCATCTGTGTCAGAAAATATTGACCCCATAAAAATCGCAGTTGGTTTGATTTCAATATTTGCTTCTGCAGTTAAATCAAAGTCAGTTCTTGTAATGGAAATCTGACATAATTCAGGGTCACCCCAAAGAGGTAAAATAGTTGCGGACTTATTTAAAGAAATAATTTGAGGTAAAGTACCTAAATTCTCTGAAACTTTAAATCTTATCCCATTTACTTGACTTTCGGTCGCAATACCGAGTCTAATTAAATCTTGAGGTGATTGTGAAAATGGTCCGATATCTGAAACATCCACATTCATTATAATATCGTAAGTTCCGGTTGGAACTCCAAAAATCATAAAGTCTCCGCTATCATTTGTTGTTACAGTATATTTGTAATATTTGTCGTATATTTCAATTGCCGTAGGATTAATCAATACATCTTCTAAATCAGGAAAAGAACCTGTCGCTGAGTGACCAGGGTATGATGGTTTGTAAGGTAATAAATTATATTTATACCCATCTTCGTTAATATCACTTATTGTTTTATAAGGATAAATTGCTGAGATTATTGGATTGGCTTCGTCCTCTGCGGTGATAGGTATGAAAATTGAAACTTTCGAGTTTGGTACCCCAAATCCGTCATTTACCGATACTCTACCTGCAACTACTCCATAATCAGCACATTGTCTATTGTAAATTTCTGATTGTGAAAGTTTAAGAGATAGAATTTCTATGAATTCAAAATCTTGTTCTAAATTTAAATTTACTTGCCGGTCAACACCGATTTTTGTTCTTACCCTTAAAGATTTTGGCATTTAATACTTTTTTGAATAAATAGTTTATATTCTATTTTCAAAAAATAATCTATTAGTGATGAAAATAAATTAATTAACTGAAATTAACCGTACTTAGGTTTTTAACCCTAACCCTAATGTCTTTACCGGTGTATCTAATTTGGTATATTTGTGTTGGTTCTGCAAAGATAGTTTCATCAATTAATTCAATTTGTCTTGTGGTTGAATTAGCGTACCTTTGAGATGTTTGTGATGATGAATATTGTCCTCCAACTTCATTTATTACGTCAATTGCTGCAACACTAATTACACCATTTAAAGATTGGATATTTTTTCTTATTTCTGATATATAAACATTTTGACCCATTTCTCTATTGGTAGGTGCGAAGTAATCATTAACAGTATTTACTATTTTTGTGATTACGCTTCCTTGATTTTGACTTGAGTCTAATACAACTGAAATATCTAAACTTAAATCTATAACTTGTGCACTTTCCACACTTATATAATCATTAATCATCCTATAATTTGACAAATAATTGGCGATATTACTTTTTAAAGTATTAGATATTAAGTTTGTCAACTTACCTGATGTATCGTAAGATACACATTTAATTTTTATTTTGTTTTCCTGTTCAGTTATCGCAACTTTTGCGGGAGAACCAAATTGAGAAGGCATAGTTCTTATAAGAGATTCATAATCATTGATGGTCACCGCTCTTTTTTGAGATGAAAAATTATATCCCACGTAGTTTCTTACTTCCTCCACAGTTGGTAAATTAGCACCACCTATAGCAGCGGTAGGGTTATTACACCTTAAAGACCCTACAGTTGATACGTTTTGGTCTTCAGAAGGTCCATTAACTGAAAAATCTATAGTCCCTAACTGATTAATAACATTAACACCTAAGTTAGAAGATATACCACCACCAACTCTGTATTGAACGAACAGTGTTGAGTTTGGAGTTAGTGTACTACCTAAAGACAAGTTGTTAGAATATCTTGATAAATTAAGTTGGAATCCGTTTGCCGCGAACTCTCTTAATTGTTCATCCGATGATTGACTACCACCACCGAAAGTCATTTTGAAAAAACTTTCAGGAGTATATTCTGTTATAAATTTATTTGATGTAGATATGTATTTACCTACTTTAATACCGGGTGAGTCAGATACTTTGGTTGGGTCTTCAACAAATACTTTATCTTGTATTAAAGCATCTACCTCATACAATCTATTCTCTAAACCTAAAAAGTCTTGACTCGGGGGTGTTCCTGCGTATTGAGTACCCTCTTTTAACAGAACTGAAGTTACATTTAAAACATTTTTTTCAGGTAAAAATAATTCAAAAAATGGTCTAACATCATTTGGTAATATTACTTTTTTGAAGACCTTTGTAACACCATTAACCACAGTTTCTCTTTTTGTAATTTGGTAACTTGTAATAATCCCATTTGAGTCAAAATTTGGGATTTTAGTTCTATTTGGAAAACCTTCGTTATTAACAGGTGATGTAAAATCTATATCATATACCGTTTCAAACGTTTGACCCGCACCTTGTACTTGTGAACCTCTTCTCAAAATTCCACAATATCTTGTATCTTCTCTATCTCCGAAAGCGGGAACAGTTATTATGAAATCTACTAATGCGACTGATGGTCTTTGACCCGGTATTTTTAATCCATAAGTTCTTGCTATATTATAAACTGAAGACCTTTGTTGAGCGTATTGTAGTACGGTTTCTTGTATACTTCTATCGATTTGGAATTGTAAGTTATCGGAAACCGCGGCGTTCAAATCCAAAAGAACTGAAAATACCGAGGCATCATTCACATTCGATAAAAGGTCGGGATAATATGTTTTTACAAAATTAATTAATTCAGTCCTTATTGATTGAAAATCTCTGACTGTATAGGATATTTTTTTATTTGCCATAACTTATATATTAATAATTACAAAATCGGAACTTTCAAAGGCATTTGAAGTAACTTTATAGTCTAATTTAACTCTAGCTGTATGTTCTTTAGTACCAATACCGGGAACTCTGAATACTCTTTCATCTCCACTCATTACAGTTCTACTTTCAGATTCATCTTCAGTTGATGCGTCATATACTTGAATACTTGTAATTTTTAAATTAGGAATATAAATTCTTACAGTTTCTCGTATTTCAGACTCTAACTGCGCAAATGTTGGTCCATCCAAAGGTTCAAAAATGTATTCATATAATCTTGTACCAAAATCAGGTAAAAAATATCTTGTACCTTTTCTTGTTAATAATAAGTGAATAAGGTCAGTTCTGATTTCCTCATCAGGTGTATCAGATAAATCCAAATATCTACCGTCATAAGAATCTCTAAATGGAAAATTAATTCCGTATGTTGTTCCATTTGCCATACCTATAAATATAAGGTGTTAAATTTTGTTTTCGTTAAAGTGGTATATAAAAGAAAAAATCCCGATTTCTCGGGATTTGTATTACGCAGAACATCCAAAACATTCTACCGAACTACTGTCGGGTCTTGGAGGTAAATTCATTTTACTGTAGTCTACTTCGGGTAATGATTGGGGTTTAACTTCTTGACTGATGTCTACCGCCAAATGTTTTGCTCCCGTTGATATCGCCTTTGTTCTTACATAGTAACACAAAGTTTTCAATCCATTATCCCAAGCCTTAAAGTGAGATGAAGTAATTTTTGATACCGTTGGGTTTGCCAAATAGATATTCATTGATTGAGATTGGTCGATAAATGGGGCTCTATCAGATGCCATATCAATTAGTTCTCTTTGTGAAATTTCCCAAATGGTTCTATATTTTTTCAAAAGATGTTCAATTCTTTTTACTTTTTTGTTGTAGTTCTTATCCTCAGCATCCAAGTATTTGTTGAAATTAATTGGTTGGATTGAACCTTCGTTTATGATAATTTCGTTTTTAACTTGTTCGTTCCAAATACCAATTTTTTCAAAGTCGGTAATAAGATATTTGTTCACAATCATGATTTCTCCACCAACAACTCGTCTGTTAAATAACGCTGAGTGAGCCGGTTCTGTCATTTCATAAGACCCTGTGATTTTCGCAGATGATGCGACCGGCATCTGAGCGGTCGTAAGTGAGTTACAAACTCCAAACATCTTAACACTTTCTTTTAATGAATTCCAATCCCACATTCCTGATAGGTTACTTTCATTTAATTCCCACATATCAAATTGGAATACTCCTTGTGACATTGGTGACCCTTGAAAGAAATCATATGGTTTATATTCACCTGTTTTACACAAGTTATTTGATTCGTAAACCGCTCCGTAATAGATGGTTTCAAAGATTTCTTTGTTAAGTTTTTTCGCTTCTTCGGAAGTGAAAATGTAATCCATTAAGTAAAACACATCCGCCAATCCTTGAGTTCCGATACCGATTGCTCTTTGCTCTAAACCACCTTTTCTACCTTTTTCGGTTGAGTAGTAGTTAATATCAATAACTTTGTTAAGTGCTCTTACAACCTTACGAGTTTCTTCAAACAATCTTTGGAAGTTGAACTTTCCTTCTTCGATGAAGTTTTTCAAAATCATAGAAGATAATGTACAAATCGCAGTTGTTTTTTCATCTGTATATTGGTAAATCTCGTTACACAAATTTGATTGTTTAATTACACCAATATTCTGATGGTTTGTCTTTCTGTTGGCACTATCTTTTGAACAAAGGTATGGTACTCCAGTTTCAATTTGTGATTCAACAATCTTATACCATAACTCCTGAGCCTTGATTTTTCTACCTAACCCTAAACTTACGGCTTTGTTATAGATTTCTTCGTATTCCTCACCGTAACACTCTTGAAGTGGTTTTAATCCTGCTTTGTTAATGTCGTCAGGACAGAATAAATACCAATCCGAAGATTCACGAACCGCTCTCATAAAGTTATCAGGTAACCATAAAGATGTGAAAAGGTCTCTTGCTCTTAACTCTTCAGGACC